CAATTAGGTGATGTGTATGGCAGGCAGGCGGCGATGTATGCGCTTCCTGGGCAGTTAATTGGTGCGGCGGGGACGGCGGTAGGAGGAAAAATAAAATGACCTCTGACCCGTTTGGAATTACCTACGAAGGCGCACGCAAAGGTATAGGAGCTTTTGGCGAAGCATTTGGACAGATAGCTCAATCCTATGCTGAAAGAAAACAAAAAGAGCGTGAAATGCGGATGAAGGGAGAACAAGAGTTAGTATTTGAGAGAGAGAAAGGAAAGATTAAAAAAGACATTGAATTAGAAACTGCTAAAACTAAATTAGGACAAGCTACGGAATTTATAAAAATATTGCAAGCTGGAGATACTTTAGGTGGGGCTGAAAAAAAATCAGGCATAGGTATTACAGGTTATGATTTAGACCCTATTTCAGGAGATTTGAAAGTTAAATTTGGACAGACGCCTGAAGCAGAAACAGCACAAGCGGTAGATGTAGACATAAAGAAAAAAGTATCTGATAGGATAGAACGACTTGCAGGTTTAACTCCAATATTAGACCAATTTGATAACCTTTTAAAAACTGTTCCAGTTTCAGCTGGGCCAGCAGGAAAAATTGAAGGTTTAAAATATGGGGTTGCTGGAGCTTTAGGACTTGACCCATTTGCCGCCACAGCTTCTTCCCAATTAGATGCCTTACGTCCACAGATAGTTAAAGGATTGGGAGATGTGGGAAATTTTTCCATTCCTGAACAAAAAACAGCTCAAAGGTTTGTTCCATTGCAAGATGACCCAGATGATACAAGAATTGTAAAAACCATTGCAGGATTGGGATATGTCAGAAAAAAGATATATGGAGATGCTAAATCAGCAGGATTATTAGATAACCCTGTTTATGCGGCTAAATTGGGTGAACTTGATAAAAGAATAAACACAAAATATAAAGAGTTCAAAGACAAAAAATATGATATAAATAGATTAAATCAATATTTGGAAATTGGCAGTTTGTCTAAAAAAGATTTAGGGGTTAGTGATAAAATTACCTTAATGTCTCCTTCTGGGAAATCTCATCAATGGGATGAAGGCGACCCTGAAATTGAAGAAGCAAGAAAACAAGGGTGGAAATAATGGCTGAATGGACACCTAAATCAGGAACACCGATAGTTGAAGAATGGACACCTCAAAGCGGAGAAGAAGTATCACAACCTACCATTATTACTCAAAAAAAACCTAAACAACCATTTATTAACCCAATTGAAATTGGACAAATTCTGTCTGGTAATATTCCAGGGGCGGTTGGAAGTATAGCTGGCAGAAGCGCAATAGAAGACCCTCGTAGAGGATTTTCTCAGTTTATGGGTTTAGGGGGTGCTACAATGGCAGTAATGAACCCAATAGGAACACTTATGGGAGTAGGGGCTACACAATTATTAGACATTCCAGAAGTTAAAAAAGCGACAGATATTAGTAAGGGGTATGTAGAAAAAATACCACAACAACTACTTGGATTTCCTGAACCGATAATGGGAGCGATTGGAACTACGGGAGAATTAGCACGACGAACTACCCCTGAACAATACAGAACAGGACTTAAAGCGGGCATTGGAGCATTGGCTTTTGGGGTAGGCAAAAAATTTGATGACAAGTATCGTCAATGGATAACCAATTTTCCGCAAAAAATGGCAAAAGCCGACCACCAATCAGCACTTGATATAGCGCAAGAAACAAAAGCTTTAGGGCAATCTGCTAAAGGACAAATTCAAAATGATTACAAAGCATTTAGAAATGAAACTGCAAATGTGCCAATAGACTATCGTAAAACAAATCAAGTTTTATATGATTTATATGGCACAACTAAAAAAGGCGAAAAAATAGTCGGAGAAGCAATATTACCAAAAGAATTTATGGATGATATGGGTAATATTATCAAGGAACAACCTCCAAAAGCAAATCTTGGGCTTGTGTATAAAATAAAAGACACTATTAGTAAACATATTAAGTGGGGACAAAAATCAGAGTTGATTGCTCCAGAGCAAGCAAGGTTAAGAAAGTCATATTTTGATTTTGACAAGATAATAGACGAAAGTTTGACAGGAGCAGGAATGGAGGCAGAAAGAGGATATTTAGATGCCATTAATCAAGTTGCTGAGCAGGTATACGATATTACTTCTTCAGTAGATAAACTTACCAAAGGAATTTCAAAAACAATCCCCTCTCCCACAAAATTGCTTGGGGCAGTCAAGGGGACAGAACAATTAGAAATATTAAAACGACTCGCTGAAATTGAACCAAAAATGAATGATGTAATATCCAGAATAAGGGGAATACAAACATTGCGAGGAGTTAAAAATTTTCTTAAACGTGCGGGTTTAATAACTGCAGAGGGCATAGCAGTTGGTGGGGCATTAAGAACTATTGGTGGTGTGGGCGAAAGATAAATCTAAATTTCAATATTAAATAATTGAGAAGTCAAGGGTTTGGAGGTTTTACTGCTTATAGGATTTTAAGAGGTTTATTCGGAGGCCGAGAATAAAAAGCACTATGAACATAATAAACATAGGAAGTTTAAAAGCAAAGCAAATCGTGCCTACAATTAACCCTATAATTACATATGTAATAAACATATCTAAACTCTACCATATAATATGAAAAAGATAGCATTAAGCATATGTTTTTTACTTATAACTACCACCTGTTATTCACAAACTTTTGAACATACTAAACGTTTAGGTGTAGCTGAAGTAGATGATACTGATCTTAATTACCCTTATAAAATACTATTTGATAAAGGTTTAGTGTCATCTTCTGGTGGAGTGGCAAGTGTATCAATACTAAATTTGGGTGGTGCTTCAAGTCAGGTTTTGTCAACCGATGGCGAAAGATTATGGTTTAAAGATGACGCAACTGGCGGTAGCGGTTCAACCTCTCATCTTCACCCTCAATATACCCCATTAACAGATTATTCAGTTCATCTCCATCCCGACTATACGGCTCGTATTGATAACATTCACCCTGAATATACGCCTTTATCTGATTACTCAACACATATTCATTCTGCTTATGTTCCTTATACTGGGGCTACTTCTACCGTTAATCTTGGTTCTCAACATGTTGCTACTTCAGGCGGAATCGAAGCGGGGAATGTTATAGTAGGCAAGGGGGGGGACATCCGCCCTTCCGCTAACTCTACCACCGCTATCAATATCGCCCAAGCGGATGGAACTGATTGGGTTAAATTTGATACAACAAATAAAAAGATTGCCTTTAATGGTAACCCTAATAACGCCACTTACGCTCTTAATTACACGACCGGGGTTTCGGGTATCGCAATCTTTGGCTCAAGCTCCGCTGACTCCTATATGCCATACATCGATGGTAACTGGTATCTCACAGCTGACGGGGCCGCAGGGTTCATTTTCCGTAAATATTCAGCAGGATATACAACGTTAGGAGTATTAACGACCGACAGTCTTTTCGGGGTTGGAACAGCTTCCCCTGATAGGCGTATCCATTCCGAGACCGATGACGCAACAACGAACGCTACTACGCAAGGTTTGAGACTTACTCATACCACATCAGGCACTCCTGCCGCTAATATCGGCGCAGGGCAAGAATTTGAGGTTGAAACCTCCGCCGGCAATAACGAAGTGGTAGCTACCATTGAGGGTATAGCTACCGCAGTTGGGGCAGGAACAGAGGCAGGGGCCCTAGTATTTAAAACAATGACAAGCGGTGCGGCGACGACCGAAAAGGTGAGAATTGATACCGATGGGAATGTCGGTGTAGGGACAACAACTCCAGGATATAAACTCGATGTCAATGGCACTTTGAATTGTGGAGTGTTGACTTCTAATCATCAACATCCTGAATATTCATCTGGAGGCGGCGGCGGGGGGTATACTTTCCAAACCCTCGCTTCTCCCCAAGCCCTTCAGGGAGTAGAGCAATTAAGACATGTTCTCTCCTCATATCAAAACTATGGAAATGTGATAGTAGATGGTTTTGTAGACCAAACGGGGGTCAGTCAAAAAACCGACTTGTCTTTTACGGGAGCTTCGACATACGAATATGCTTTAAGTCCTGGTGAACCTGCTGGGACATTACTAATACATTTTAATGGAGCAGATGGAGCAACATCATATACAACCGAAGATACAGGGGCTAGAACCGTAACATTTGCAGGAACAGCGCAACTTGATACAGCACAACAAAAATTCGGAACTGCTTCATTATTATTAGATGGAAACAGTGATTCTATTACTGTTCCCGACAGTGCGGATTGGACTTTTGGCACAGGTGATTTTACTATTGATTGCTGGGTCAGATTTAACGATATGACTGGAAGTCAAATAATTGTAGGACAACTTGCGGACGCAAATAATCGCTATCAATTTTATAAAGACTCCACGCATCACTTGTATTTTTATGCCAGGATAGGTTCGGTTGATAAGGCTGATTTTGTTACGACAGACGTTCCAGCTATCAATGTAAATGAATGGCATCATATTGAACTCGTGCGTTCTGGCTCGTCTGCTTTTATATTTTTAGATGGGACATCTTTAGCGTTAACAACAACGGTTAGTTTCGGTGCAAATGATTTAACGGATATATCTGCCGCATTAACTTCGGGGTTTTATTCTCCAGGCTCGTCAAATTATTTTAATGGATGGATAGATGAAATGCACATTATAAAAGGTACGGCTAGCCATACCTCAAACTTTACAGCCCCTACGTCTGAATATGGGGGAGACGCGGCTACCTCTGGATACTTACATACAATTTCTCATCCCTTGCCGAATGTGCCTACACATATGGGTGTATCAGTTAAAATGGATTCCACTTTTACAAGTGATCAACATACTTATCTGAAGCTTGATGTTTCAAGAGACGGCGGGACTACATTTACCGACTGTCATCCTATAACTAAAATAGGGGAAAGCGGTTATTACAGGGGAGCAATGACAGGCGTAACTTCCCAGCCTTCAGGGTCAAACGCGGTAACCAAGATTTCGCTGGGTGGTTCTACGGCGAGGACATTAAGAGGATATGGGGTCTATGCTGAATAAGATATTTACGATTGTTATTGTAATAACGATGTCAATTACTATCTTACTAATGTCTACTAATTTAGTATTTGCTGAGATAACTCCCGTAACAATTGATGACGTAAAAGACCATGACAAAATAGCTCAAAAGTTAAACAAGATAATCGATAAGATAAACCAAGACCAAAAAGATGATAGGGAAGAAACTAAGCAGTTAAGAAAATATATAAAATATCAACTCAGTGTAGATGATAAAATAATTAAGAAAATGATACAGAAGAATTGGGTTGGAACCCATGCAGAGGTAGAGCCAAATTAAATCTCATATGATACAACCTTTATCGCGTCTATTATGACACAAACGACACAGTCTTTTATAATCCCATATATCATTGTATCTGCCGGTTATATTCGCCCAATCATAATGCTTAGCAGTTGTCGTTCCACATATCTCACATTTTTGTGGGCGACCTCTTTGTCTATAAACACGTCTATGAAGGCTTTCATAACCAGCACCGTCCCCTCTCCATTTGCAATTTTTATCTCCAACCGGAGTCCATTTATTACCAATTCTACCAATATTACTGCATTTTATAGAACAATATGGTTTTTTTGCGCGATATGGAAGAACATAAAAAATTTTATTACACGCTTTACAAGTTATACCAATTTTGGACTTTCTTTGGCTTATATATCGACAATTAAGAGAGCAATATTTTCTATTAGCAAATTCTTTGCGACTTTCGGCATAAGGTTTAAAAACTTTCTTTTTACAAATAACACATATTTTATATGTCAACATAATTTTACTCCTATAAATAAAAAGACCGTTTTCGGTGGCTTATCAAAAACGGTTAAGTTTCTGCACCTACTCACGGCCAAAATTGTGGATATAGTAAATCCGTTCTTGATAAGCGAAATTATCATAGCATGAAAACATATATAAATGTAAAGTATTTTTTAAACTCAGCTACTCACGCAGAGGTTGAACCATGATATTTGAAATCATACTTGGGTGCTTAATATTCTTTACAGCTACCGCTTATCAGGTAGGACACTCTTTCATCGAAACACAGGAACTTGTCTACAAGATAGGCATACCTCTGCTTTTTATCTCATCGCTTTATATGAAGCCAAAACGTTGGGTTATAAATCCTATATTGAATATTTTACCCGCATTGGCGTTGATAACTATTTTCTTTGTGCCTTCCAATGTTCTACCCACATCGATACTAGCGTTAGTCTATATCTTTTTAGGCATACTCTTATTTTACCTAGTGGCTAATTATTCGGATTTTAGGGGCATATTACCCGCTATTTACGGGGTTATAATCTTAAATGCTGTCATGGTTTTACTTCAAGCTACCGGACATGATCCTATATGTCTTAATGAAGCGCGAAAGCATAACACCGCTATGGTAGGGTTATTCGGGTTCAAGTATGTTTTCGGAGCGTGGATGGCGATAGTTACCCCCCTACTTTTATTCAAGAAAAAGATATTAGGCATTATATCGGGATTACTTTGTATATGCTCTCTTTCGTGGGCGTGTATAGGGCTTATGCTTTCCGCCTGTGTGTTTACAAGTTATTTTCTCAGTAGGAGATTATTCGCCATTGTTTTGGTTCTTGCTGTCGTCGTAGGACTCGTCTCCTATATCTTCCTGCTTCACAAACCCGATAACCCCATTCTCACCTTTAAATACAAACTAAATTCACGCATTGAGCTTGAGAGTAAATTCTTAACGACCATCATGCTTAAACCTTATACAGGTTGGGGGGTTGGGACATTCAAGCTCGTCGGCCCGAGCCTCGTAAATAATAAGACAGGAAATTGGGGAACTATGACAGATGGGTGGAACGATTACTTGGAGCGAGGCGTAGAAATGGGTCTTTGGGGAATAGCCCTGATGGTGTGGCTTTTTGTAAATGCCTTTAAGAGATTTTTTAGGTTTAAGATTGACCCAACCCTCGCAGGTTCGCTCGCCATAGTGCCTTTCGGAATAATGTTCCATAATTACTTCAATCACTTTTCACTATCAGTCCTGATAATATGTCTATTTGCCTGGTGGGAAGTTAAAAATTTAGGGGAAGGATAAATGCAAATTACCAGTGCGATAATTATATTTCGTTAGACTTAAAATGATAAGCCTTCGTAAGGCGGAAAATAGAGACTGTAATGATTTATTCAAGTGGAGGAACGACCATAGAATAAGAAAGTGGTTTTTTAATACAGACAAAGTCAGTTTGGCGAATCATAGAAAATGGTTCAATAAAAACAAGAATAATATCCTGATAGCCGAGAATGAGCATAAAGTAATGCTGGGGCAATTCAGATGGAAAGTCGAGTCATATATATCGGTAAGCGTCAACTTAGACCCACGATTCTTAGATAAAGGCATAGGCAGAGAAATCATCAAACAAGGAACGAACAAGTTGCAAAGAATATATTCTAAGAAAATAGTCGCTGAGATATTAGATAAGAATATAGCTTCAAGAAAAGCTTTTACTAAGGCAGGGTATAAATACTCGCATAGGGTATATATTAAAAGGGAGGAATAAATGCGAATTACCAGTTTAGTATTTATTAAGGATAGACTCTCTATATTACTAATAATGCAAACATTATTTATTAGTAGTTGGTTAGTAGTCGGACTTTGCTTTGCGGAAGATGCGGTAACTAAAGTAGACGATTTTACCATTCAGATAGAAACCCCTGTAATTCAGACCATAACCTACGAGAAAGCCATAGAGCAAAGAGATAAACTTATTCAGGATACCGTAGCATGGGAAAAACAGGTTGTGGAGAATAGGGTCAATCTTTCTTCCATGCTCACTCGTCTTAACGCTATTATAACCGAAGCGGACAATCTTGGAGTAAAAGCGAAACCAAAGCCCGTTGAGGAGGTGAACGAATGAAACCGAAAGATTTTCTGACTGATATAAAATTATGGATAGGGCTTGTCGCTTTCTTCGTAATGATAGGGGTGGCTTTTGCGGGTGTCATAAAGCTACCTAAGAGAGTGGAAAAAGTAGAAGTAAAAGCGGAACAGACAGAGAACAGCGTCCAGCAACTTGCGGGAAGCCTCGATAAATACATAGCGAAGCAGGAAGTCTTAAAAGATGAGCAGGATAAAAGAGAAAAACTGATAATTGAGCTTATAAAGGATGTGAGCAAAAAATGAATGACCAAATAGATAGCGAGCTTAAAGACATGGATTTTCTCTACAAACTCTTGATGAGCAATGAGTAATTGGGACGGAGCAGAACGCAGAAAAGGATATTCAGGAATGAGCGAAGAAGTCCAGGATATGAAAGTCGAGCTTGCTTCTTTTACGTCTAAAGTTAATGAGTGGATGGAAACAACAAAGTCTTATCGTTTAACGCTTTGTGATAAGATAGAGAAAATCGATAGTAAGCTCTCTAATCATGTTACTCATGTTACGGAAAAGATAAACGGGCTTCCCTGCCGTGAACGACAAAGTTGGTATATAAGCACCAATAAGCAACTCGGCTGGTTATGGAAGGTGGCGGGGACTTTAGGGATGTTAATAATCGGAGTATTAACAGCCATAATAATCGAATGGATAAAAAAGAATTGAGATGTCCGGCTTGTAAAAATAAACTGACCAAAGAGATAGAAAAGGTGAATGATGGCTTTATTTATATATTCAAGTGCCAAGACCACGGAATCATCAGGAAAAGAGAACCAACGTGGGGCGAAATTAGCGAGTGGAGAAGTTAGCGTGGAATTAGGTATACAGGGCGACATGATAATACTTCACGACATGATTAGACTCTTACCAAAAATAAGAAATAAATACTGGAAATTAGGCAAGAAAATATCTGTAATAGAAATACCGAAAGACCTGAAGGACTCGTATTATTCATTGGGCAACGAGATAGATGAATTTCTTAAATTATCTAAGATGTTGGGGACAATAGATGAGCCAAAAAACAATTGATAAAATATTATCGGGCCGTTTATGGTTAGTCCTTATTACTGGGATTGTTTTTGCTTATGCTACTTATGCCAAGATATTGAGTGGTGAAGCGGTATCAGCGATAGTAGTGGCTGTTTATACTTCATATTTTGGTAGAAGCGATAGGACAAAAGAAAATGGACATACTGAAACCAATAATCCTAATCCTATTAAGTAATATTTAAAATTTTGGATTTATGAAATGCTATGTGTTTTTTCCAATCATCAAATAATTCAAGATTTTCAATTCGATTATCATCTACAATGCCATTTTTATGATGAACTATCTCCGTAGATTTAAGATAATGCCCAATATGTTTTTCCATTATAAGGCGATGTTCAAGGACATAATTGTTACAATTTTTATTAGGATGGTCAGGCGACCAAACGAGCAAATATCCCTCTACTGTTCTACATCTTCCGTTTTTTCTTGGTTTAGAATGAGCTTTAGATATTTTTTCTCTTGTTTCTTCGGTCATAGGAGACCTATTTCGTTGAGCAATTCTCATTCGTTGAATAGATTCTGGAGAATGTTTTTTACCCAAATGTCCAATTCTTATTTTCTGATTATGTTCAAGTGTATGTTTTTTACCAATAAGAGATTTATTTTTGCAATTACGAGAACAATATTTAACACCTTGTCTAATTCGTGCAGGGTATACTTCAAAATATTTATGGCAAAACTCACAAAGTATTTTTATCAATGTATAAGAACCGTCCTTACTACCTTTGATTCGTCCCATAATTTTCTCCCTTGTTATAATAATTATATAATAGAACTATTAAAATGTCAATAAATATTTTTGTTCCTATTATAAGTAGTTTTTTATATAGATGGGGTGGCACAAATCAATGGAGTTGGTGTCCAATAAATCAAAAATTATGGCGTTGGTTAGGAATAGGATTATTCGTAGGAATAATTTATTCTTTTTTATTACATTTATGGACACCACTATTAGCAATACTTAGTTACACTATTTCATTCCATTTTTTCCCTTATGGCGATACCTCATATCTGAGAAAATGGTTTAAATCGAGGCAAATATGGCTGTTTTATGGATTTTTAGCAGGGTTGGCTTCTTTTCCCATAGTAGGGTATAAATCTATATATCAAGCTATATTTAGTTCAGTTGTATTCTTTGCTTTAATGTGGGCGAGTAATGAGGGCATAAAACAATGGAAAGATGAGGAGGGAGAATACAAATTAGACCAAAAATTCGTGGAACTATTATTTGGTGGTTTAAATATGTTGATTTATTTATTCAAATGAAACAAAGTATTCTAAGAAATTTGTTATTGAAGTGGCAGGTAAGGACTTGGAGATGGCATAACTGGCTCTTTTGTAGATGCCCAATCTGTAAATTATATAGGTTTGAGAATAGAGTAAATTTTAGCGAAGATATGTGATTTTACATGGAAAAACTAATAAGGGGGGTGAGATAATGGCTAATATATTAAAGTTGTTAAAAGGGAAACGCACATATTTAGTGGCTATCGCTATGGGTGTAGGTGTAGTGTTAAATCTTCTTGGAATAATAGACGCTGATACTCTAAAAAAGATTGAGTTATTTTTAGCTCCATTGGGTTTGGCGGCATTAAGGTCGGGAGTTAATTCAAATATAAAACCTAAATAAATGGCTATCCAAGTAATAGCTGTCATAGGTTTAATTTTAACAATTACTTGGGGTGTGTTGAAATATTTGTTTAACCCCAAAAGAAAGGTGGAATTTCTTGAAAGAGAAATTACAAAGTGGGAACAGGAACTTTCATTCGCCCTTAATGACAAGGATTCTGCTCGTATCACTATCGCTATGTCTGCTCTTGCCCGCTTGCAGAAATCGCTTGATTATTCTGCCAGAGCGAAACAAGGTCTGGGTAATACCTAAAGGCATAGAAGTATCTACCACAGAAGGTAAAATAAAAACCTATGATGATATGGTGCTTATGGATAGGGGGACTTTATTAGATAAAATCTTAACAAGTGATGCGGAAGCGATAAAAAACGCAAAATGATTTTAGGGAGCAGGAATCGTTAGCACCTATAAAAATATAAAAAAGGGGCGTTTTCCTACTCCCTATTTATTTCTAAACCACTATTGACAAGAAAGGTTCTTTAGTGTATACTTTACCTTGAAAATCGGAGATTGAGATTTATGGGAAAGAAAATAACCCTTTGCGAGAGCGGCAATTTTTATTGTCTAAATTCCCTGGAGTGCCGTTCTCGTAAGGGGCGGCGGCCTAAAGAGCGATCCGCAGGCGCAAAGGACTCCAGGGTTGATTTTTTGGAGGGTTTATGAAGCCATATTATGAATGTCCACGATTTCAAAGATGCAATGCCAATGTTTGCCCCTTAGACCCTCTTTCAGATGAGAAGGAAACCCTTAAAGGTGAGGAGGTTTGTAGGGTAGAAAAGCCCACAAGATTGCGAATTGGAGCGAAATACCCCGATTTACTTAAAATGGGAGGGTTTTTTAATAGAGAATATCAAGCACGAAAACGTTATGATGCTCTTACACCAGAAAGAAAAGAACAAATGCGACAATTATTAGAAAAAGCAAGGAAATCTATATGCCGAGTGGAAAATACATAAGAACAGAAAAAACTAAAATAAATTTAAGCAAAAGACCTCGCACTCAAGAAACTAAGCAAAAAATTAGCAAAGCACTTTACGGTAGGACACTTTCTGAAAAGCATAAAAAATCTATTAGAGAAACTCATTTGAGAGGTGATAAACACCCATTATGGAAGGGTGGGGTTTGGCCTCTTAATGGAAAAATACGTAAATCCTTTGAATATCGTCAATGGCGTTCCGATGTATTTACAAGAGATGATTTCACTTGTCAAGAATGTGGCTTAAAAGACATAAGGATTGTGGCTCATCATAAAAAATCATTTGCGTTGATTTTAGTAAAAAATAGCATAAAAACTTTTGATGAAGCCATATCCTGTGAAGAATTATGGAATATTAACAATGGATTAACACTTTGTAAGGAATGTCATAAAAAACTCGGAAATGATAGACCTGTAGGATATAAAAAAAGAGAGTTTCAAGCACAAAAAGCTTGGAACGCCCTGACTAACCAAGAGAAGGCCATTCGCCTACAAGCCTTAGATAAAAGCCGAAAACTCATTAAAACAAGGGCTCAGGATAGCCGTAATGGATTGTCTGAGCCAACTGAAGGAAGTTTGTAATGATAAAAACTCTTATATTAACCATATTCTGTATCCTTTTAAACTCCTCTATGTGCGGGGCCGATGAGATAGAGGATGAACTTCTATCTTGCATTATAAAAATTGAAAGTAATGGAAATCCCAACGCCATATCCCTCAAAGGAGCGATAGGGCTTATGCAGATAACACCGATTGTATTTAAAGAATTAAAAGAAACCTATGGACGAACCTGTTGGTGTTGTGAAGAATTTTCTAAACTACATAGAAATTGGATAGGAACTTTAAGAAGCGACAAAGAATATAGTGATTTATTTAATTCTACAACTAATAAATTCGTCGGCACTTGGTATCTTCGCCGCCTCAAAGACCATTACCTAAAAGACAAATACACGATTGAAAGGATGTTGGCGGCCTATAATGGAGGGATAACACGACTTCGTAATGTGAACTATGATGTAAGCCGTATGCCAAAAGAAACGAGGGATTATGTTCGGGATGTAATGCAAATATATTTGTCAGTTAAAGAACACGCTAAACAATTCCAGTATAAAAGTAAAAATGGCTCAATGGAAAAAGTCGAGCCTGGATATGGAAGATGAAAGATAAAAAACCTAAAAGATATTTATTAAGATTAAGCCCAATTCAAAGGTCAGGATTGAGGTTTGCGCTTGGAATGTATCTGGATAGCACGCCTGAAAAACCGAATAATATTCAGGCAAGGGGTATTAAAATAGTTCAAAAGATATATAAAAACCTATGGAAAAGGAGAGTGAAATGACCCCCGAACAGGAGATATGGAGGGATTTACAAGATTGGCAGAAAGATATTTACGATAGAACGATGGATAATATAGAATATTGGCAACAGCAAAATGAAGGGAGGGATTGTGAACATAAATGCTCTGGAGTTGGTTAGTTTTATAAATAAAGAATTGGAATACGCCAAAGCCCACGATTTATCGGGTTTGGACACGCTACAAAGGATGATAGACTTCATCCAAGAGAAGATGAATGAATATGACAAAGGAATGGCTCATCAATACAAGGAGGATTTATGAAGATACTTAAAGTTATTAGATTGGGGTTGATTAAAGAAGTGGAGACACAATATGGAAAGAAAGAAAAAGTCTCTATTACCGTAAGAGACCCAGCCCTGAACGACCCTAAATACAATATAATTACAAGTATGTTCGTCCCACAGGGAGGATTAACCTTTATGGAGGGAGATACCATTTCGGCGGAGGTGGTTAAGAATGGCGAGTATATAAACCTTAAAAATGTATCTAAATACGATATGGAAGGAACACCCGTTCCCTCAAACCCTTTGCCCCCCATTTCTCCCGAACCCACCGCTTGGAGAGAACCTGTAAAAGAAGAAAAGGTTGATTGGGATGGTAAGGAATTTCGCATGGTTAGCATGAATGCTCTCGCCCATGCTACCGAGATAGTAAATCATTCCTCCCAAAATGACCACATAGATGATAAAGTGGACAAGGTAAAGGGGATAGCGGATGAATTTGTCAGATGGGTATACAGAAAAAGAGTTTGAGTGGTGCGGGTGCGGTAAGCCCAAAGACCATCAGAGTAAATGTTTATCTTTTAAATTAGGAGATAAAAGGGAAAAAATCGGTAAGTGGAGTGGTAAATCAAAAAGTGTAAATTCTTGGAATGATTACAAATAAAGGGAGGCACTATGAGTTCAGATGATTTAATCAATTTCGAGGAAAGCAACTACGATACTTTGGTGGATAAGTTTTTAAATATCAAACAAGTTAGGGGGTTATGGAGTGATTTTGTGTATAATGAGTATGAAAAAAACTTAAATGACGAACCCAGTGAGGATAGATAATGGATGAAATAACCTATGAGTCAATAGATGAAATTATGAACAAGTTGGTAGAGCTTGAAAAAGGTCTTATTGTATTAAGACATCAAGAATTTGAACTCTCCAAGCCCCTGCAAGAAGTCCGCTATAAAATAACCCAAGTTAAAAGTGAAATCTCTATATTAAACAAACAATACTGGCAGACAAGAGGTTAAGAAATGGCTTGGCTTGAATTACATACAGTTCTTATAAGACACCGAAAGGTGAATAAATTAGCAAGAAAACTCAACATAAAGCCTGTATTAGCTGTTGGACACCTAACTACTTTCTGGGGCAATGTGTTAGAGTTAGCTACTGATGGTGATATAACCAAGTGGGACATAGAAGATATAGCCAATTATGCTTGTTGGGAAGGCGACCCAAAATTGTTCTATGAAGCCATGATAAATGATGGGGATGGATTTATAGACGAAGGAGATAACTTTCGTTTAATTCACGATTGGTGGCACTATGCAGGAAAATACCTAACTTCCAGATACAGGACGCACTATCCAGAAATCCTTGAAAACATTAAGGTTAAGTATGGACAGTCCAATTTAAGACCAAAAGAAGTCCAAAAAGAGACAACCAACCTAACCAACCAACCTACCAGTAACAAACTCGTAAACGAGTTTTACCAACATTATAAACACCTTACTAACCAAGAGTATATAGCTAACCCACATAGCGACAATGCTATCTTTAAAATGTTGTTAAAGTCATTAACGGACGATGACATAAGGGTGGCGATGTCTAACTTTTTCGTATCTAACGACCCATTTATACAGAGGGCAGGATATACCATAGGAGTGTTCAAATCTATGATAAATAAGCTAAGAACCCCAACTAAACAATATGTCTAAAACGATAAACTCTCTCAGGGAGGAGTGGAAATGGACGAAAGACAAGATAAACTTCTTCAAAAAGTTGAAGGTGAGCTACAGGCAGAACCCCGAAATAAGGTTTCTTATCAACGAAATAATCACAGTTCATACCCAAGACCTATACAGAATCGAACGTATGGCAAAACGTTGGCAGAGCTATGGACAAATACAAAAAGAACTTATCAAGAACGTGCTGAAAGAGGAAAACCCTACCTACCAACAGGAATTAAGTGGATTGATGAACTCACGGATGGACTCCATAAAGGAGAGGTTTGGGCAATCTCCGGCAGGGCGGCAAGCGGAAAAACCACCCTCGCAATAAATATAGCTAAAAATATAGCTGATGAGGGGAAATCGGTATTGTTTATAAGTCTTGAAATGACAGGAGAACAATTGGTATCAAGGATGTTCTGCGAGGCAATGGGATTTGACCATAACAGGTTAAGGGTAGGGGATTTTGGGGAAGGTTTTGACCTTAAAGACAAGACCTTTCTTAATTTTATAAACTCAATAGACTTTGAGATTATGGAAAAGGGATATAAGATTTCAGATATAATAGAAATATTAGAAACCGATTATGAAGATAGTAAGCCCGATTTGATAGTCTTGGATTTTGTCCAACTCATAGATAAGGAAGGCCAGGACGACCGTTTAGCCCTCGATGAGTTTATGAGGAAGATAACCGAACTTGCCAAGACCCATCAATTAGCCATTCTTATAATCAGCCAATTAAGAAGACTACCAAGCGGTGCGGATATGAACAAAGAACCTGATTTACAGGATAATCGTGGCTCATCATTCATTGAACAGTTGGCCCATGTGTGTCTTATTATATACAAAATTATAGAAAAACAAATGGGTAAAACAACAGAAAAGATAATGATAAAAATAGCCAAGAATAGGCACGGCCCTACGGGTGAAAGAGAAATGCTATTTAAGGGAAATATGTTTAGATTTGAGGAAATAAATCAGTATCAAGAACAATTATATTCAGATAACTAATGAGAAAACCCAATAAAAAATCTAAATCAAGTAAGTCGCATAGAATAAGGAAAGGATGAATATAGCAAGAGTTTTTCCAACAAGAACAAATATGTCGCCTATTGATAAAGATGCTTATTTCGGATCACCAGACCTGTTTACGCCTAAATATGATGAGATTCATATATCAATCTCCTTTACATGGGATTTATTGAAGTTGGATATGCTTTGTAAGGAATGGCAACGTTTTGGAAAAATAAGGTTCGGTGGACCAGCCTTTGATGACCCGGGAGATGTGTTTGTATCTGGTATGTATCTTAAAAAAGGTGTAACTATCACGAGTCGAGGATGCCCAAATAACTGCGGATTTTGTTTTGTGCCAAAACGAGAAGGTAAGCATCGAGAATTACCTATCGTTGAGGGTAATATCATTCAGGATAATAATTTATTGGCTTGCTCAAAATCGCATATAGAGAAAGTTTTCTCAATGCTTAAAACTCAAAAACATATAGAGTTCGCAGGAGGATTTGAAGCCGCACGAGTAACCGATGAAATAGTAGAATGGTTGCGAGGACTTAAAATTTATCAAATATGGCTTGCCTATGACCATCCTAATGCCGAAAAGCCATTAGTAAGGGCGATTAACCGGTTATCAAAATATTTTGGAGATAGGCAAATACGATGTTATGTTTTAATCGGTTATAAAGACGACACGATAGAAAAAGCCGAAATAAGATTAAAGCGGGCCTATGAAATTGGGACATTGCCTTTTGCTATGTTATATCGAGATGAAAAAAATAATCCACAAACAATAGAATGGAAAAGATTTCAAAGAATATGGGTAAGAGCTTCGATAATTCGAGCCAGAATGAAAAGGGCATAACAAATGAGACCCAACCTCCCCAAACTATCTGACCGAGGCCGCCTGCGTAAGCAAATCGGCGATCTCCACTTTCAAATCCTCAAACTAAAGCGTGGTGAGCGGGACGAACTTACAGGAAAGCCGGCGAATGGTCTTGGGAGGTTTCATATTCTCGAAGTATCTACTAATCCAAGGTTAGAGTTTTGCGATGAGAATGTCCTGCTTGTAAATTGGCTTCCGCACCATTTTAATTATCATCATTACGGACCCGCAAGCAAGCGAAATGAGTTCACCATGAAGCGCATTGTCGAACTCCGGGGCCATGATTGGCGCGAGAAGCTCCTCGCTCGTGAAAAGTGGGCGGGTCGTTGCGATAAACTATATCTTTTCGCCTTACGGGAAAGTATGCGAAATGAGTTGAGGAGTTTGGAAAATGAATAAAGAGTATAGTCAAGAGACGCTATTTGGCAAAAAGATTATATCTTCTATCGGATATGATGAGCAGGAAATAATAAGAGATATTCTTTTTCTCCACGCTGATGGAAAAAATATAGACTGCGACCCGACTTATTCAATAGGGAACTTTTATAAAAAAGGCATAGCGGCGCCTATTCATAAGTTTGATAAATCCCCGCGAATGCCTGGCGTAATAGAGGCCACAAGCGACAAATTGCCGCTTCGGGACCAGAGCATAAAAGTTGTCATGTTTGACCCGCCATTTGTGATAACAGGCGATACTTATGGCGAAGCAAAGGAAGGATCTATTATAGCCAAAAGGTTTACAGGATTTAAGGACTGGATCGAGTTAAAAAGTATGTATTCAGGTAGTTTGAAGGAATTTTATCGAATACTTATGGGGGGGGGCATAGTGATATTCAAATGCCAAGATATTGTATCGGCTGCCCTTAACAAATTTTCTCATTGTTGGGTAATGTATGAAGCTCTTAAATACGGGTTTTATCCTAAAGACCTTTTTGTATTATTGGCGAAAAATCGGCTTACTGACAATCGAGTTCAGCAACACGCGAGAAAGTTTCATAGTTATTTCTGGGTTTTTAAAAAAGAAAAATGTAAAGTAGATTATGACGGGTTAAGGTGCGCAAAATAACCACTCTAAAGCGTCTCATCAAAGCCAAGAAGTATGATTGGGCGAACTGGATGATAGTTCGTGTAATGGAATACAGAGATTATGTTTCCTACGGTGTGTTCGCCGCAGAACAGGTAGCGTATTTATGGAAAGACAAATATCCTGATAAATATAAAATCTGGAAAAAATGGGTGGATGACGGATGTCCTAATGCAGAGGCAGCGGGGGCAACGAAGGCAGCGTGGGCAGCGGGGGCAACATTACAACTCAAAATCCTGAACTATGGTATGAAACTCTTAAAGGAAGAAGGATATGACTAAAGACATAACCTATTGTTCGTCAACAAAATGCCTAAAAACAAATACTTGCTCACGCTGGTGGCTGAATAACACGATACACCCAAAAGATACTGTATCTATGTTTGACCCATACAGGAAGAATAAAGAGTGCCTGTATTATATGGATAAGGAGGACTAACCTATGTCAGACCCTGAGATAAAAGTAAAAGAAGGATACGCCAATGACCTAACTGCCGCATTAAATACTGATAAAGAAATATGGCGTAAAATTAAAGGTGATTTTTACTCACCATCTATCCACATTACAAAAGATAACGGTATCGGGTTAAATGTTGGGGGTAGTGTAATAGTAATGCCTATCGAAGAATGGCACAAGACCGCTTTGGTGGTAAAAGCCCTCGAACTTCGCCTAACTAAAACGAAAGAGGCACTGGAGAATATAGTAAAGCATTACGAGATAATCGCCGAAGGGTTAACACCACATTCAACAGTATATTCGATAGCCAAGAAAGCCTTAAAAGAAATAGAGGAGAGATGAGTTTATCAAAGAAAACTGTGAAAGGCTCTATGAAACTCTCAAGGAAGAAGCCCATATACATTGTAGAAATAATCCATGATGATTTTATGAAGATAGCTCGTGGGGATGTTCTAAAACTTAAATGGACAGATTTTAAGCTTGAATTACGTAGAGCGGATAACTGTTATAGAGTATCGCATATAGCGAAAAGGTTAAACTAAGGGGGGGGATAGGATGGATAAATTACATCAGGAATGGGGGGGCAATGGGAGAAATAGCTGATATGATGATGGAAGGCGGTATGTGTGAATGGTGTGGGGCATGCTTTCGGGAAGACCACGGCTATCCTGTATTGTGTTGGGATTGTTACGATAAGGCGAATAAGGAAGATAGGAAAGGGCATCAGAGGGCATTACAGAAAGATGGATAAGGAGGGCTAATGGTAGAAAGAAATGAAAAGGAAGTATGAAAGCAGGCGATGTATATTGCAAACGCTATGTTTTGCCCGATAATAAATATCATAAATGTTGGTGGACTTTTAAGCCATATGAACAAGGAGCTAAAAAATGCGGCCCCCGAATAAGTTGCCTCTAATATTTGACAAAGAACGCATGGCATTTTATAGGTTATGGCACGATTATCATGCTAAACATAGAATACCCTACTTGCACGATGAGAAAGAGGCATTTTTCAATAGTGTAATGCTAATCTTCAAGGAGGATAAATAAAATGACCCCAGATAAACAGAAGATTGTAGATGCAGTAGAGATAGTTAAAGATAAGTGGCAACATTGGCAAGTAGTCCAGAAATGCCGAGAACTTGGGACATTGTGCGACGAGACAGATTATGGGCAAGAGAAGTTTACTGAGTTAGAGCATATATTTATAGAATATTTGCGTGTAGGAGATTATTTAGAGGCAAGATGTAATGGCGTTGACCTTGCTAAAAGTGGTTGTCCGATATGCAAGAAGTCGTCAGATGTTCTTGAAGTAGTAGCGTTATATGAGAAATTATCGGAGAATAAAAAGAAAATGGCAATGCGATTTATGCTATTTTTATTACACGATGTTGAGGGTTAACTCCATATGAAAGGAAGGAAGATAAAATGACCATCGTCTTCATCCTCGCAGGTCTTGGGGTATTAGCCCTTATAGGGTATCTCGCCCCGTATATAAAGATATTGATACTGGCGGTGTATTGGAAGATTAGGGGGAGGTGATTAGTTTGTGAGCTTGCTTACTATATTGGGTAATGTTGACAATTTAAGGTCGTGGTTAAGTTAACCAAAAAGGATATAGCGAAAGGTAGGTGTCAATTGGATATTAAAAATGGAGCGTTAATTATAAATGGGATTGAATATATCCCAAAAGGCCCAAAGAACGAAGTGGCAGAAAAATTTAATGGCATGAAATATGTTATTTGCAGGACTTATTCGGCTGGAGTATTTGCAGGTTATCTGGAAAGTCGTAATGGACAAGAAGTTGTGATGAGAAATGCTCGTCGTCTATGGTATTGGGATGGAGCAGCTTCTCTTTCTCATACCTTCAGGACGCAGACCTTCAGAGCGCAAAAAATTATGAAATGAGCCATGATTTTGCTATGGAAATAATAAGACGACAAGATATTGATTATTTTACAGACAAAGAGTGGCGCATTGTAGGCAAAATATCAATCCATAGATTGTGTTGGGAAATTATAAACAAAGATTACAAAGAAGCCATAAGTATATTTGAAAAATTAGCCAAACTCGGCTATCCAGAATATTTAAAGGAATTCAAAGGAGAGATAAAGGAGATAGTATGTGTGCAACTTCAGCCAGGAGTGGACACGATAGGCTCTTTTTAGGTTTATAGTTTTGATATTGGTTTGGGTGGATAAGGTAGGTTATAATGAATAACCTACGGAAAGGACCAAAATGAAAGAATCCACCCTTTATTAGTTATAACGAAACGGAGGGAGAGGAATCATGAGATATTTTATTGTTGCGGTAATGTTATTATGCAATGCGATATGTTGGGGGGAAGAAGTGCGGCATAAGGATTATGGGTATAGAAAACCTGACATCAGTATTTTTAAAGGAATGACACCGACGGTAATAGATAAAATACTCAGTCAGCCTCAAGTGGAATGGGTAAGAGGATAAGGGAGGAATGAGTATGAGTCAGATAAAGTCAGCAAGCGAATTATTTGGTAAGAATGTTGTAACTCTAAAATGGGATGAGGATACTAAGTCTTATCTCGATGATATATCAGGCAGATTTATAGCATTTGGTATGCAGGGGGAATATAGCGACTCTGCTTCTCTTTGTTATTCCTCGGCGATTATTATAGACAAGACTAATCGCCTACATAATATTGCGGTAGAAAACATAAGATTTATTGAAGAAATATAAGGGAGGAGTAGGGATGGTAACTAAACTTGCAATAAGGTGGTTTATAAGGCAGTTGAAGAAAGACGAGGCACTGTGGTATGGATATCAAGCAAATATCGCTATGACCATATCGGATAATATGGACAGGTATATGCCATTGAGAACGCATAAGACCATTGTCCGAGCAACAAAAGAGGAATTGAGTGGGGCATTAGCAAGGGGATATTGTTCTCTAACTAATAGCGGTAAGACTCTTGACCCAGTATTGATAGAGGCAATGGTTAATGAGTTGCTATCATTGAATAAAAATTGTAAGCCATTAGATGCTTCGCCTGACCCATTGAATAAAGATTACTCGCCTACACAGCACGAGTTTTGTAATATATGCGCTGATGATTTTTTGAAATTACTAACCCACAATAAGAAAGGGGAATAAATGAAAAACTCCCATTCAATTATCCTGCTTTTAGTCCTTCTCTTATTTTTCGCATATCTGACTAAAGTGAGTTGTAATTTTATAGAAAATAAATCTAAAACCTTTGAAAGAATAAGACAATATAAAAACTCTCCCAAATTTTTTTCATGTAAGATATGCGGATTTGGTGGGAATGAGGCGCTATTCAAAAATAACAAATGCCCACGCTGTGGGAATAATTATGATAACCGCTGATAAGGGTGAGATAAAATTCTGGAAAGGACACAAGGGAAGCGAGTTAAAGATAAATGAAAGGAGAAAGGTAATGCCGAATGATTATGAGGTAACTACACGATCAGAGCTTCACCGGACACAAGCCAAGTTCAATGGACACCTTCAACGCCTTGAGCTTGAGCTGAGCGGGGCGGAGAAAAAGATAGCCGAACTGGAAGGGTATCAGAAGATGATAAAAATGTTTTTCAGGTTAGCCGGTGGAGCGATAATACTATTCGATATAGTGAAGGACAGCCTTTCTGAGAAGCTGACATTGCGCTACGAGGCGGGATTTAACTGGCAACAATGGATAATCCTGATAATAGGGTTCGGGCTATTGTTTGTGGGGATGTATAAGAAAGGGAAAGGAAAATAGATTTAAGGACTATGCTCGTATAAATGAAGAACCCCACCCTTACAGGTGGGGAATTCCCGCGGGGATTAAATATAGGCACTAAAATCTGTAATAATTGTAAGCATAAAATCTGCTTAAAGACCCTTAAATGCTGTAAAAAAGTAGAGAGTTTTCTTCCTAAAATCAATTCAGGACGGGTTAAATCAATAAATAAACAAAGATACGAGGAAATTCCCTACGATATGAATACCCTTGAATTAAAAGCCATATATAGGGCTTTTGAGTTAAAAGGTCAGAAATTAAGAAAAATAAACTATAACTTCTGAAAAATACTTATCTCTATTACCTCAAGGTTTATCAATTCCTCTTTGATACAGTCTAACACTTCCTCAAGGGTATTTAATCCTTCCCTGATATACCTGACTGCGCTTCCGCTATCCTTGACCCACGCCCTTATCTGATACATAACTCCTCCTTATGTAAAGTATACTTTACAAGTGTAAACCTAAAACCCTTGAAACCCTTTACTGACTAAATACTCATCTAACACCTTGTAATATATCCCTTTAATATAACCCTTCTTAATCCATCTGTATAAATAATTCTCTGGTATGGTTAATTCCCTGCTTAACATTAACTTTGATAACTTATTCGCCACCCTGTAATTCTCTAATCTCTTTAGTAATTCTTTACTCATTTAAATCCTCCTTTTTAACTGTTTATAATGTTGCTTTTAGGAATTTATCAGCACTAAATAAGGGATTTTCTGTCTTAAAATACTCTATAAAATCATCCACTAATGCCGATATAATAACCTCATCCTCTTGTCTTCGCCCTCTTAAAATCTCTGCTATTGCCTTGAAATGTTTTTTTGTCATAAAATCCTCTCTTTCTGCCTCATAGGAGGTGGTTAAAATTTTCTTTTTAAATCTTTCCATATTGTTTTACAAGCGGCAATATAATCTTGTTTAGTAGAGGCGCACTCAACGCAAAGGGTAGTTCGTAAATCTTGGTCTTTCCACAAGGAAACCTCTAAAAAATCCTTATGTCTTCCTATATGCCGATGAGCGAAGCAATAATCTTTAAATTTTATGGAGTTAAATCTTTCTCCAGTAACTCTATCTTTAATCATCTTTCTCACCTCCTTTTAGTTTATGCTTTTATCATTTAAATAACATTTCTGATACTGATTCTCGTAATGTGCAACAGTTATTTCCTGCTTTAACATTACCATTTAACCTTGTTATCTCATCGTCGAGTGCGAGAATAATCCGCATACCTTCAAGCATTATTCCTGCATTAGTTAAGGATTGATACTGTTTTATTAGTTTTAATAGTTTATCCATTCGTATCACCTCGCTTTCATCTGTATTAGGGGCTTTGAACCCGCCATATATTTAAAAGATAATAATAAACATATGGGCTACATTAAAGTATGACAATATCGGATTAGTAAAGGTAAAAGCGGTTATGTTACCAGTTTATAAAATCTTTTTCGTAAGATACTTTTACTGTCCATCCTCTTGGGTCGTGTTGATACTCAACGGTGAATTTCGTGCCATGTATAAGTTGATTGATTTTCTTTTCAATCTTTCCTATTTCGGCTTGGAATACCGTTATTTCCCCATCTTCAAGGATACCAGATTTTACACCATAGCCATATTGACGCTGTGCGTAATTGTCAATATTGCCGGTATAAAACATCTGGCCCTTAACCATCCCTGCACCATTACAATCGTTTTCGCATTGCTTTTGGTGTTTTTTGGATAATCTCGCTATACGCTGAAGAATAGCGAAATCGTTATGAGCAAAATCAGCGTGTCGTTGCCCAAAATATACCGCTTGTAATGTGTCCATTGGGTCTTTCTCCATTCTGCCCTTACCCTTACTTTGAGGCCGCCTCTTTCGAGTTTTTAAGGGCCGCTTACTCTTGCTCCGCCTCATCCGATACTGTCAAAGAGCTTCTCAACTCTCAATAGATAGTATACACTATGATATGACGATTGTCAAGGGTAAGATGTAAATATTTTATCCTTAACAAAAGTAATATCAATCGTAAATAAAGGCATACTTGGGTATAGGGTAGTAGGAGTTCGTGCCTGTAATAGGCGATTAGAGGGTATTTTTAAAGTCCGCAAGGTAATGTGTAATAGTGAGGAGACTTCAAGGGGGCGAATAGCCCCTATATAATAATAAATAAGATAAAACCTATATGCCAACAACAATAAACCCTATAAGAAAGCAGATAGTCAAAGAAGCAAGGTTAAAGGGTAAATCTAAAGTTCAGGCATTAAAAGCCGCCGGGTATTCGGAAGCTACATATAATCATCATGGACATGACATCCCTGTGATAAAGTGTGTTGATAAAGAGATAATGACAGAAGCTACTAAGAGAAAGATTATTGATAAAGCATGGAAAGTATGCGAAGAAGGACTTGAGTCAGGCAAAGTAAAGTATACTTTGGGCCAGGCACTCGCTACTAAAGATATGACAGAAAAGCATAAAACAGACCTATCAATAGAAGATAACTCTCACTCCTTACTTACAAAGCATAGACTATCATCTATACTGCATCCATAAGTCATTATATAGTAATAGGTTATAGAATATGTAAAAAGGGTCGGGGTGGGTAAGGGGAGAGGAGATATGAATAACTTTCCCTCTCCACGCCACATAAAATTTTTTAGCATTTTAGAAAAAAGGTATTACAATTGATATGTAAGGTATGTAATAAAGAGTTTAAAAGTAAGCGTAATTCAGCTAAATACTGTTCTTCCAAATGTAGAAAGTTAGCGTTCCTTAGCGTTCCTAAAGTTAGCGTTCCCCTTAAATACCCTCACTATAAATCACCACTATCTTGTAAGGTAGAGACTTGCTTTGGTCTCTATATACCTAACCATGATGGTATGTGTATATATCATTGGAGGAAGTCTTTAGGGTTATCTACTATTAATGACAAGGATTATATCTTATCTAATTCCTTAACTTAAGTCTTAAAATTGGCTAATAAGTTCGATATATACGATAACTTTATCTCACCCGAAGTCAAGGACTTCATTCAAAGAGTCATCTCTGATACGGAGTATGATGATACGGCTAAAGCGGAGGCTTTAAGGTATATCTATCGAGACGAGGTCTTTAAGAAGGATTTTCTTGCTTTGGTGTTCTTGTTAGGTTATAGGGACATAGGGGCTTTTCATTATTCTTTAATCAGGGATATTGTTGATATTGAATACCCCCGAAAGCTATGGTTATGGGCAAGGAGTCATTTTAAATCCAGTTTAATCACCGAAGCGCACACTATATTCCTTATAATAAACTCAGTAAATATAAGAATACTTATTGGTTCTAATACCCTCGATATAGCCAAGTCATTCCTTAATAACATCAAAAAACATTTTACTTCCAATGAGGATTTCAGGTTCTTTTTTAAGGAATTTTGTCCTACGCCCAATAAAGATGGGAAAATAGAGTTCGGGACTACGGAGAACTTTACTGTTGTAAATAGGGTAAAGATATTAAAAGAACCTACCGTGATGTGCGCAGGGGTCGGGACTAACCTGACAGGCTTCCACTTCGATTATATGAAATTGGATGACCTGGTAACCCGCCTTTCGGTTACCAATGAAGAACAGATTAAACTCACCAAAGACTACTACGCCTCCCTTAGACAGTTATTTGATAACCCCTTATACCCCAAAGAGGATGTCGTAGGGACTACTTATCATTACGCCGACCTCTATTCGGAATTGAAAGAGAATAACGAGTTCAAGAAATCTATCGTTCCGATAAAGAATGATGCGGGAGAGATTCTCTTTAAGGAACGCTTCACGGAGGAAGGCATACAAAAACTGATGGACGACCCCTCGATGTCGAGTTATGAGTTCTCAGCGCAGTATTATTTAAATCCCGTTAACCCTAAAGACCGTAAATTCAGGGATGAATGGATAAATTATTACGACACATTGCCCGAAGGGTTGAGCGAATATATCTGCGTAGACCCTGCCTCCACGCAGAACAAGAAAAGCGACTATACGGTCATCGAACATTGGGGGTTTGATTCAGAAGGGAAGTGTTATCTCTTAAATGGGGTAAGGGATAAATTAACATCATTCCAACGCATAGATATATTATTTAATTTTGTAAAAAACTCTAAGAACCTCAAAATGGTGAAGTATGAGGTATTAGGCGGCAGGCACGGGGATTTGGAAGTCATAAAAGAGAGGCAAATTAGGGATAAGGTTTTCTTTCTTATTCAAGAGACCAAATCTTCCCACGCCTCTAAGCAAGACAGGATTGAGCAAAGGCTGTCCGGACGCTATCAGGCAGGGTCAATCTTATGGCCCAAAAGGTTGTATTTCACGTCTATCTACGATGGAAAAGTCCATGACTTTATACAGGATTTCAGGTTGGAATTTTTACAATTTCCGCATACTTCACACGATGATATTTTAGACGCTCAATCTCAATTGTTTGAGGAAGAATTTATATTAGGACAAAGAATAAAAACTCTTGACAAAAAGACTGGGATGACGGCGGATGACTGGGATAATTTTTATAACTCGATGGATAGGATGAAGATGAGAAATCCTTTTCTCACCCTCGGCATGATTCATAAGACAATGGCTGTTACGAGAGTGAAAAGAATATTATCAAAGGCGAGGTAAGATGAGCGAACACAATATTTGGATAGGAAGAAAAGAAAAGGCTTTAGGAGTCCAGTCGCAACAGAAAAATATCTGGAAAAATTCCATAGACCTTTATAACTGCAAGTTCTTTGAGAAACTTTATGGAGGAGTAGACCCAGAGAGAGTAGATGTCCATTTTGCTAACTGGTATGTCTCGAATTTAGTCCCTCTTGTGTATTTTAGAGACCCCTATATGTTTATCAAGGCAAGAGACATTGACGGGTCTTCCCAGGGTTTTGCCGAGACTATGGAAGAAGTAGTCAATTACGAATGGAGAGAGCTTGGCCTTAAACAACAATTTAAAAAAGCGATTCTATCGGCCTTCCTGACTCCGCCGGGGTGGTTAAAATTAGGCTATACCGCCAAGATAGAAGAAGATGTCTCAAAGTTAGATGAAATAAATCAAAAGAGTTTGATTAAAGATATTAAGAACGCCCTACTCGGTAGACTTAAAGAAGAAAAGAATCTTCTTCCTGAGGAAAAGGGCATACTCGATTTGAACATTAAAGAATACTCTCTCTTTGTTTCCTGGCTTCCTTCCCACGCCATGCTTATGCCTCCGGGGTATCATGAAATAGGTAAAATGCCTTGGTTGATAGAAATAGAAGATGTGTCTATGGTGGATTTTAAATCAAATCCCCTTTATAAAAATAAGGATAAGGCTAAAGGAACTAAAGAGATTTCAGAAAAAGACGGCTCAAGCCAAATTAAAAAACCATCTTACTCCAATGACAGAGGAAATTATGAGGATGATGAGAATAGGATTTTAAGGCTTTACCACGCCTGGGATAGAAGAGAACAAAAGAGACTTACCTTTTCCGATAACGATATTCATTTTGAGGGAGATTGGCCCTACGATATGGATGGTTTCCCGTATAAACCTCTAATCTTCGAGGAAACCTTGCCGCAGGAAGATGAGTCCAACCCGTATCCTGTAAACGCTATCACGCCAATCTTCCCTCTTATTTTAGAACAAGCCAGTTCAAGGACTATGATGGTTAAACACCGTAAAAGAGCCAACGCTATCATCTTAGTCCAAAACGGGCTATATACGGAAGAACAGATAAATCAACTCGAAGAAAATGAAAGTGTTCAGATAATCGTAGTCCCTTCATTACAGGGCGTTCAGAGCATGACTATTCCCTCACTTCCGCCTGATGTCTATAATGTGGACGCTTTGATTAAACAAGACTTGCAAATGGGGACAAATATGGGCCAACTCATGTTCCAGGCCCAACCGGGCCAGAGGACGGCGGCTCAAGCCACGATCGCCCAATCTGGACTCCAATTAAAGGCTTCCGCAAGGGTTGATGTGGTCGAGGATTTTACCGTAGGCGTGGCGAGAGCTTTGGCTCAACTTGCTTGGCAATTCTATCCGAAAGAGAAAGTTCAAGAGATAATAGGAAAACCCGTTACGGAGAATATGTGGCCGTCGCTTCCAGATAATCCTAATGATAGGCGTAGAATAATCAAGGCAGAACTCCAATTCAGGATTGACGCTGGTTCTACTGCCCCGCCTAAAGACGAAACTGTTGATAGAAAGCAGTGGCTTGATGCCATTTCTATCGCTGGGTCAATAGCCCCTGAAAGGCTTAAAAAGGATGAGGCGTTAAGATTAACATTTAAAACATTCAAATATGTAAAAGATGTGGATAAGATTATCTTATCTAATGATGATGAGGAAATAAGAGTGGCTATGGAAGAAAATAAACTCCTTATTTCCGGCGTGCCACAGCTTGTTTCTCCAAATGAAAATCATACGGTTCATATCCAGGCTCATCAGGAAGCGGCAGGAAAAGAAATGGTGGATTTGCACATACTTGAACATGGTAAATATATGGGTATGGGAATTAAACCGCAGGCAGGCGATAGGAGGCCTCCGACTCAATCCACTAATCCCGAAATAACAAGACAGGGCATTACTGATGAAGGGGATATTCTTCAATCCATCGCCAATATGGGAGTGTCCTCAAAGGGTAGAGAAATCGGAGGGGAAGGGACTTGAGAGAGTGCAGTAAATGTGGCGGTGAAGTAATCACTATCAGAAGATATAACAGGGAAATCTTGTGCGGGAAATGTTTTGAGGAAATCCCTCCCATAAACTCCTTCGGAGGTAATTTTTACACTTCTAAAGACAAATTATGGGAGTTCACATCAATTCATGTAACTGGGCAACCAGTTGAGATACGGGGAAAGAGCCAATGGAGGAGATTTCTTAAAGAGCATAATAAACATGATGATACTTCTAAGAAAGATATGGAAGTAGTCCAGAGAAATCACGAAAGAAATTTAAGAGAAACCTCAAAGAGGAACATTCACGAAGCCGTGGAGGATGCGTATAGATGGGCGAAGAACAGGTAAAAATAGAAACGCAGGAACAGCAGGAAGTCAGTTTAGTTATTACCCTTAAACCAAATGGAGGAATTACCATAACCGGCCCGATACAAAATAAGATTTTAGCTTTTGGAATGTTAAAAATCGCCGAAGGATTGGTAAATGATTTTAAGGGAAATGTTGTTCAACCGGCAAAAGGCGGGATATTAAATTTCGCAAGACAACGATTTTAAGGAGGTGATTTATGGATATAACGATGAAAGCTATGGAGATGACAAAACATAGTCCAAGCATGATGAATAAGGATATGACGCACAAAGACATGATGCATAGAGTCCTATCCGGACAGGGAGAGAGCCGCGGGATGATGTCTCCAAGTCATTTTCCTCCTAACAATCCTATGACGGCAAAGGGTGAGAAAATAATAGCTTCAATGCGAAAACAGTATGGAGGTAAAAAAGGTAAGCAAGTATTTTATGCAAGCGCAAATGCGAAAAAAATAACTGGTGTGCATAAATAAGAGGAGGTGAGGATTACGATGCCAGTAATTATAAATTTGTGGAACGGGTTATTAAATACATTGGCGGGGGCCGGTGTCTATGTAGGGAATATATTTAACGCAATAGCCGGAAAATAACTTTTAACAAAGAAAAGGAGGGAGAACTCATGAGTAGTGAAAAAATTTCCCCTCCGACCAAGCCCATCGGAAAGACGGGTGGAATAAAGCAAGGCGGTAATTCTACGATTACATCGCCTATGTTTGATTCCAAGAATGGGAATAAGCAATGGTCGGGCGGCTCTGAGTCGGGCAACATACTTGGTAGGAAATAGGACATAAGTCCTATTATGGGCTTATGAATGAAAGGAGAAATGACCAATGGCGGGTAATGATACAAGTGTAAGGGATACTCTCAAATCAGCTTTGAATGACACGAAGGTGGCGGATACCTCAAAGACTGATGCGACCGATACCACGCACACATCAGGAAGCCAAGCAGTTGACACAAAGTCTGGTGAAACAACTGTCGAAATATCGGGAATCAAGGTTGATTTATCCGATGTGCCAGAGCAGGATAGACCTCGAATTAAGAAACTTGCGGAAGAAAAGTTATCGCTTGGGGATAAAGGCATAAGGCAGAAATTGACCGAACTTAATGAATCTAAAAAGAAGGTGGAGACACTTGAAAGGGCTATGGAGGAATTAGTCAATCTTGGCTTTACTCCAGAAACCGCTTTAGATGCGTTGAAGAAGTCAAAAACTGTCGTTTCTGACAATAACAAAACCGTGCGTGGTTTCGATAAGAAGATAAAGGAAATCGAGGCTATGTCAGGTATTGCGTTGGAAGAACGCCAACAAGCGATAAAAAACCTTCAGGAAGCAAGGGAACTTTTGAAAGAAGAAACTGGGTTAGATGACTTGACCAGGAAAATAGACTCTATTGAGAAAAGTTTAGGGTTGCTTCTTGGAAGCCATACTGAAACCAAAAAAAGTCAAATCGAAACCCAGATAAATGAACTTTCAAAAGAATACGGCAAAGACCTTATTGAAAAGTATCGTGATGTAATTATGGATGAGGCTGTAAAGTTCAATGTCTCACCGCAGAAGGTGCTTTTCTTCAGGGCTGAACCGAAAGAAATCGAGCAATCTCTTCTCGCAAAAACAAAGAAACCTAATAGTAATGTAAACGCTATAAGTTCTTCAGGAAGCGGGATTACAAGTGCTTCTGAAAAGTTGGATGTAAAGAAGCCGTGGAAGGGTTTTCTGAAAGACCTTATAGATACAAGTAAAAAATAAAGGAGAGAAAAGAGTAATTTATGGCGAATCCTAATTCGATTTCGTCGTTATCACTGACGACCATAAATACCCTGACCAATCCTAAAGTCGCACAGAAGATTGCGGACAATATTACTGCCCGTATTCCACTGCTTCATTTCTTAAACAAGATGGGGCATAAGGAATATGAATCCGGCGGCAGACAATATTGGCTTCCGGTATTTAAGGAGCTACAGACTGGAACTGCTTATACTGGCGCAACGGTATTTGGTGATACCGTTGAGGCCGACCCGGTAACGACTGCTATCTATGAAAGAAAGCATCTTACTTGGGCTATAACGGTTTCCGGAACTAACCTTCTTAAAAACTCCGGTAGCGATGATACCGCCATAGTCAACTATCTTGAAACTCTTATTGAGACGGCTCAAGAGAGTGCAAAGAATGACATGGCAGGAACATCTATCGGTATTATGTCCGATGAGGCTGACAGCGACTTAGGGATAACGGGGTTACAAACCTATCTGACCACATCTGCGACAACGGGAACGGTAGGAACACTGTCGAGGGCAACTTACAGCTTCTGGAGGCATCAGTTGGGGACTACCATAACGGCGTTTGCTACCAATGGTTTGACCTCGATGAGAAGCCTATTTGTCCTTTTGACAAGAGGAGATGAAATACCTACGGTAGTTACGATGACTGCTTCTGGTTTCGCCAATCTTCTGACGGCGTTGACAGGGACAATCAATTATGATTACAGGGGAAAAGAACCTACAGTGGGAGATGTTGACTTCCCGACTATCAATTTCCACGGGGCGACAGTATTGGCGGACGGTTTTCAGCCTGCGAATACTCTTTACATGTTAAACCTCAAGTATTTTAAACTACTTGTTCACGCCGATAGGGATATGACAATCAGGGATTTCATAGCTCCAACCAATCAGGATATTCTGGTTGGTAGATTGTATTGGGCAGGTAACTTGGTTTGCAATAACCTCAATCGCCAGGGCAGGACTTCTGGCGGAGACTCATAGGAGATAGAATGAAAAAACTATTTGTTTTTCTTTTCATTTCTACGCTTCTATTGGTTTCCTCCGCTTATGCGGAGATAGGGGCGAACGCTTATTCAAGCGATATTCAGATAGGGGAACTCGATGTATATATCTATGCCTATAATAACAGTGGGTCGGATATAACTTCAAATGCGGTGGTTATCCTTGATACTACGGCGGCAAATGTAGCCAGTGGAACTACGCTCGGTGCGTATATAACTGGGACTACAACCGAAGGTAGTTCGTTAGCGTTAGGTATAACTGATGAAGTTATTGAAGATAACTCAATAGGTAAGATATGTGTCCGAGGGCCTCACAAAGTATGGTTTACTACCACGCAGGGTCTTGCGGCAGCAGGTAATACGGTCGCTACATCTACTACATCTGGTAGAGTGGCGAATACACCCGCTAACGCAACCTCATCTATTATCGGTGTTCTGCTTTCTGGAACGCAGACGCAAGATAATAGTATTAGCGGTAGGACAGCCGCTGGCGGTGAACCAGCGAGTCTTTACTGGGCTTGGATAGGAGAGAGATAATTAAATAGGTTTTCGAGGGCTTTCCTTAGAAAAAAGCCCTCACCATTTAATTATGACTACTTTCTTTGTTTTATGTCTTTTAATTCAGCCGTGGATTTTTAATCCTGCACCGGGAGTTCAAAATCAGTTTAGAATACCACAAGGCATGTTTCTTATATTTATCTTTATGGGTATGATTATTTTGGCTCTACGAAAAGGGTTGACTAATACTTATCACAATAAGTATCTGTCTAATTTTATATGTTATCTATTTTTAAGCTGTTTCTTTTACATTTTCTTTAATATAGCGAGGGTTCAGCCTGCGCCTCTTTATATGTTAGTGCCTTTTATTTATATATCATTAGGTATTATGACTATATTGAGTATTTTATCTATATTTGAAAAAGATGATTATATAAGAATAGCTAAAGCTCTGTGTATCTCAAGTGTCTTAATCTCTGTTTTTTCTCTCTTACAATACTTTGGTTTTGACCCACTCAAGGCTACTTTTCCTGGTTTATGGGAACAACATGTTCAATATAGGTGTGATAACCGCATGTCAGCCTGTCTTGATAATCCTAATTTGATAGGGATGTATTTAGGATTGACTATTCCAATGTTTCTATATTTTAAGAGACCTTTGTATTGGGCAGGTCTTGCCATATCTTTATTTACCATATATTTATCTAAGTCTCATTTCGCTTGGTTTTGTTCTATATTCTCTTTACTTGTATGGGCTTTCCTTAAATTTAGAGAATACAAATGGGTCAGATTGGGATTGTTGGTTTCATCTTTTGCTACAATCCTTATTCTTATATACACGGGTTTATTGCACAACTTGATGAAATTATCTACCCTTATGAGTGGTAGAGCTGATTTATGGCTGAAAACAGTTGAACTATTTAAAAATAATCCTTTATTTGGTTTAGGGATAGGATTTTTCTCCACTCTCCATATTGTTACCCAAAATGAAGTTGGAAGGTCTATATGGTATGAAGTTCATAATGACTGGCTTCAATATTTAGTGGAAATAGGGATTTTAGGGGTGTTTTTATTTGTTTTACTTATTATAAATTCTATTCGTAATTATTCATATAAAGAAGAAATTGGGAATTGTTTTTTTACAATGTTTTTAACATTTCTTTTGTTTATGTTAGGTTCGTTTCCAATGGAAGTTCCCACAATAGCCCTTCTTGGTTTGACAGGTTGGTGCGCTATTGAAAAGCTCTAAGAGGAGGTAATATGGCAAGACCACAGGGTAGCGTGAATAAAGTAAAAACTTTATCTGATGACCCGAAGCTATTTGGCGACTGGTTGGAAAGTGCAAAATATATTTTAGAGGAAAAAAAGAAAGAATTGGATTTTATCCAACATAATATTACACTCGCTACAATCGAATTAAGAAATGTAAACGAAGCCGCAATAAATCAAAAAGCCGAGTGGGAAAGAGAAAAAAGGAAACTGAAGCAGGATTTTGACAATGACCTGAATTTAAAAAGAAGAAAACTGGATGAAGATGTTCATAGGATAGAGTTCGGGACTATGGAACACGAAAAAAGAATGGAAGAATTACAGGCAAGGGAAGCAAAAGTTTTAAGTCTTGAAGATGAAAAAAAGAAATTAAGTAAAGAAAGAATTGAAGTTGAAAAACTAAATATTAACCTTAAAGACCTTCAAGTAAAAACAAAAGAAAAGTTTGAAAACGCAGATGATAAACTTCATAAAGTGAGTTTAATAAAAGAGACAAATGATAAAAAAGAAGCTGAATTGAAACTAAAGGAGAGTTCTCTCATAGCTTTAGATGATGCTTTAAAGACTGAAAAACAGGTTTTAGAAAAAGAAAAATCGAATATAGAAAAAGTAAGAAATGAGATAATCCCATTAGTAGAAACATACAAAAAACAGGAAAATTCATTGCGTCTTGAGAGAGAAAAGCTTGAACAAGAACGTCTTTTTTTACAAGATAAGATAGCGGAAGAAAGAAATATGTTGTCAATTCTTGATGAAGAAAAGCATAAATTAGATACAAAGAAAAGAGATTTAGCTCAAAAAGAAGAAGAATTGAAACGGTTTGCCTTATTGAATAAAAAGGAATAACCTATGAAAGATATTTTCACTCCAAACGAAGGTTACTTTGACGGTTCATCAGGAAAGCGTTTTCATGTAATTTTATTACGAAATGCCCTGCTCCCACAAGCCGTAACCGTAGGCGTAGCGGCTACAAAAATACCCACTATTCCTCTTGATAAAAGACGAAGCATCTTAATCTTAAATAATTCAAGCAATGTAATCTATATAGGTCATTCGGGGGTAACAACAGATAACGGTTATCCTATGAACCCGCAAGATACGATTAAAATAGATATATCTGACGAAGTAGATGTTTATGGGATTTCAACTGTCGCAAGCAGTGTCCGAATATTGGAAGGGAGCTAAAAATGTTGCGTCGTGTGGATGTGGCGACTCATGTAGAAAACATTTCCAATGTCAAAGACCAAAGGACATTGGTAAATGCTATGATACAGGTGGCACTAAATAGAGTATATCAGTTCCACGACTGGCCATTTTATCTTGATTTTAGAAATGGTATTCTGACGACTACTGACGATTACTCTACGGGAACAGCCGATGTTACTAATGGTTCAACCACCATATCCGGGACAACTACCGTATGGACTGCCGCTATGGTTGGCAGGAAAATAAGAATAGCGAATGAAAAACCTTATTACAGGATTACTGCCAGAAGTGGAGATACAAGTATTACTATTGATAAAGCATATCAAGGTAGCACCGCTACCGAACAAACCTATTCCATATTTCAAGATGAATACCGTCTTAATGCTGATGTAGATAAATACAAATCATTTAGGCAAATTCAGAATGGCTTACTTACAATAGACTTACTTCCTAAAAACTTCGATGAGTTATTTCCTACCCCGCAGGCCCTCTCTGACCCATATTATTCGATTTATGTAGGTAATGACACCCAAACCTATACAACAGGAACGCTCGGTATAGCGACATCTACGGTAACAGGTTCTGGGACAGCTTGGTCAAGCATAATAGGCATTACGAAGCGTTCACGCATACGAGTTGGGTCTAATTGGTATACAGTTAATACGGTAGACTCTGATACCCAAATCACCATATATGAAACTGTTACAGTAACCGCAGGGGCAAGCTATGTCATTCCTCTTGATAATATTGTAGTTCAACTTTACAACATTCCTAATGCCGCAAGACATCTTTATTATAGGTATTTCAGGCTTCCCATTCCATTAGTGAATGATTATGACTCACCCGATATGCCACCTGACTATCATCATCTTTTAATATGGGGTGCGTTAAGCGAAATTTTAAGTCAGAAGGGCGACATAAATAAGGCTGAAAATGTATATGAGTCAAGATTTTTGAATGGCTTACAACAGATGAAATTAAAGATAGGCAGTTTTGCCCCCGATAGAAAGTATGGAAGAAAATCAGCGGATAGGATAAAACGAGGAGCGACCATTGGGTTGGAAGCGTCTACTTTTAGTCGTTGGTTTAGTAGCTAACTTATTATTTTGCCAAAATTCTGAAGCTGGTGTAACTTGGCGTAAATATAGCTATTTTTTAAATCAAGGCGGAATAAATGAGCAACTCTCTACCACCGAGATAGCTGACAATGAAGCTACTGATATACAGAATTTTATCTTTGATACTGGCGGCGCATTAAGGAAAAGAACTGGATTTAGGACTCTTAATATAGGATTTAGCCCAGTCCAAGTATCAACAGGAACAATCATTGAGGTTACTGGGTTATCCTTTTATGAACTAAATAATGGAGATAGATTTCTTGTAGCTTTAGCCAATAGAGATGGTGTTCCTACTATAAAACGAAAGGCTTATACCTCTACCGGTGGCCCTGAAAATGCTCACTGGGTAACGATAGATGGGGCTGTTCCTTCCAACGCTGGGTCTTGGGTTACGGCTTATGATGGCATAAATAGAGCTGATTTTGCGATAGCCGAAGATAAATGCGTATTTACGATAGGGGTTAATACTTATAAACCCTATTATTTTGACGGGACTAATCACGTACGACAATTAACTTCTGATACAGATTGTCCCAATGCGACATTAGTTGAATATCATAAAAATCACCTATTTCTTTCAGGTAATAATACAAGCCCTTCAAGGGTGTGGTTTAGTGCCTTAGATGATATTACAGGCTATACAGCGACAGATTTCTTTGATGTTCAGAGTGCTGATGGAACAAAGGTTAGAGCTTTAGTCAGCGCATATGACGCTCTTTATATATTCAAGGATACTACTATCTGGCGACTTTCTGGATGGGAAAGGGATACCTTTAGACTTGAAAAGATGATTGATAGCGTTGGAACGCTATCATTTGAGTCGGTAAAAGCCACTGACAATGGGATATTCTTCGCTACCGAACAAGGTGATTTTTGTCTATATGATGGCGGGTATAAAGTCCAGTTTATATCAAGAAAAATAATAAATACCACTAAAAATATAAATAAAGCACAAGCCCCTTATATACTTGGTCTTGATTATTCTTCATATAGGTTCGCTGATGATGATTACTATACAGCGATAGCAATAGATGCAAGTCAGTCAAACAATAGGGTAATGCTCTTTGATACAAGTTTTCAGGCATGGACTAAATTCAGGGGTATAAACCCAATAGCTTGGTGTGTAGGAGATGGGGACTCAAGCGATAAAGCCATATATTTCGCAGATTATTCTGGATATGTCCATAGATACCCCTCAACGACTTATTATGATGGAAATGTAGCCTCAAGTGCCATATTGTCATTTTACCAGACTAAATGGTATAGATACCCAGAAGTGGGATTAGGTGATAAATATTGGAGATTATTAAAGACTTACGCTTTATCGAATAGTGGAGAGTATGTCCATGCTGAATGTAAATCAGATTATGAGGCAAGCGGTAAGGTAGTTGACATCTCATTAAGTAGTTCGCAGTCTTTATGGGATGTAGCAGAGTGGGATGTGGATTTATGGGGAGGCGATACGGTAATAGTAGGGCGTGATGAGATTGAAAAAGGTAAGAATATGTTTCAGATAAATTTCTATAATAATGATGTAGTAACTAATGCGGTGGTAATACTTGGGTGGGAGATGTATATCGAGGAAAGCCAGAGGATTTAGGAATATATGAAAATTACCATCCAAACCATATTATTGTTAGCTTTGTTGGTCAACAACTGTTGGGCAGGTTTAATCCCAGAGCCTCCGCCAATTAAAGATTTTGAAACAAGGACTTATTTGAAAACCCTATATAATCACCACAACAATATGGAGATAGTAACATCTAACCCCAATGGTTCAAGAAACGGTAAAAGGGGAGATGTATTGTTATATGTAGGCGCTACTCAATCAGTTTTAACGGTATGTGTGTCAAGCCCAGATGGGACACAATGGCTTGCCTCACCCTTAACGGTTGTGCCTTAAAAGGAGATATATGAGAAAAATTTTATTAGTAATGGGATTTTTACTGATAGCGAATATCAGTTATAGTACGCCATCAACGACCATTTCTACTCCGAATAGTTTTTCCTCTAATACCGTAATCCAATCATCAGATATGAACTCTAACTTTTCTGAACACCAATCAAAATATAATACTCACTCCCACGTTGATATAACACAGGTTGGAACTATAACCTCTGGGACTTGGAACGGAACTATTGTAACAACTCAATATGGCGGGACAAGCAGTGATTTTAGCGGAGTAGCGAGTGGAGCAATTATATATTTTGATGGAACGGGAACAACTACTACTCTCGCCCGACCTACCGGCACGGCTTCAGGGGCGGTTATCTATTTTGATTTTGCCACATTAACTCCTAAATGGTTAAGCCCTGGAACAAACGGACAGTTTCTAAAGACCAATGGTAACGGAGCAAATCCCTCGTGGGCGGCAGGAGGAGGTAAGGTAAAGCAAGTAGTAAATACTCAAACAGGAGCTGTTGCTACGGGAACAACTGTAATACCTAATGATAATACAATTCCTCAAAACACCGAGGGCGATGAATATATGACTCTCGCCATCACTCCGACCTCCGCCACTAATAGATTAAAAATAGAAGTGGTATGGAATGGAGCGACTAGTAACGCCAGCGCTTCAGTTATGGCTGCGGCATTATTTCAAGATTCAACCGCTGGCGCGCTCGCGGCAGCTCCTCAATCTAGCACGACGGCTGGAGAGACTCGAAGTATAACGTTCATACATTATATGACAGCGGGGACTACATCCGCGACCACGTTTAAGGTTAGGGCTGGAATTGAAAATGCGGGCACAACAACGTTTAACGGCGCAGCGGGCACTCAAATGTATGGTGGGGTAATGGCCTCGAGCATAACTATCAGTGAGATAGAACCTGATTAGGAGGATATGTGAGAAAAATAATTATTTTGGTTTTAATCGTTGGGTTTTTAGTAACATCTTTTTGCGAAGCTTCTACGAAAAGACCATCTGCTCTTGCAATAGAATGGTGGCTTCGAGGACAGGATAAATTCGAGGGAGCAAAGATAAACACTCAAGAACTCCCAAACGGTAAATATGAAATTACTAATTGGGAAACAAATGGAGTTAGTCAACCGACTGACGCAGAACTTGAAGTAATAATCAATAACTACGAACAATATCTAAAAGATAAAGATAAATTCCAGAAAGAAAGCAGAGCAAGAGTTAAAACTAAGCTAAAAGAACTTGGTATTTCACAAGAAGATTTGGACGAGGTTATCAGGAATTGATAAATCAGCTCATAGATTACATGGTCGAGGAAGGTCTTGAAGTCCCATCAAGAGAGGACACCTATGAAAGTATCGCCGATGCAGTTGCTAATGGGACTATAAGGGCTATAATAAAAAATGGGTTAGTAGCCGGTTTCTTTACTTGGAGGCCGATATATAAAAGAGGTAAGTTATTTATCTATATAGAGAACATGTGCATAAAGAGAAAATTTCGTCGTTCATCCAACTTATTGTTCTTGAGAAAATTCTTCAGAGAACATTATTTTCAGAGGTTTGAGTTTGTATACTGGCACAACGCCAAAAAGGATGTATACATTTATGCAAAATGAGGAGGTAAGGTGAGCAGTAAGAAAAGTAAAAGTTCAGCCGAGGAAGGCATCACCCAAGCTGGGCGAGGTATTACACAGGCGACTCAACAGACACCTGCCGAGGCACAGCAATATGGAAGAAGTTTTGAAATAGGTAAACTTCTTGACGAGTTGATGAGATACCAACAGGGTTTAGGGCAAGCCCCTCAAGGCTATTTAAACCCTGAACAACAGTTTTTACAACAAGGCGGAGAACTCGGTAAAGCGTATTATGGACAGACTTTGAGAGGTGTCCAAGACCCCTACCAAGCTTATGAAAGTCAACTTCAGCCTTCATTAAGAGCTACTGAAGATTATATAAATCGTGCCTACCAACAAAGAGGGTTATTAAGGAGTGGGTTACCAATTGAACAAATGGGCCGTGCTGGGGTTGAACTCTCCATACGGGAGGCCCAAGACAGGATGAATTTTAGGGGACAAGAATTAGCGAGAGGCGGTGAATTAAGCCAATATACACAAGGTATAGGACAACAGAATATTGCTAATTTAGCCAATCTTTATGGACAGCAACAGCAGTTTGGACAACAAGCTATGGGTAGACAGGCAAGTGGGGCGCAAGCCGCCGCTTCTTATTATGCTTATCCTTCACAAGCCCAATTAGGTGATGTGTATGGCAGGCAGGCGGCGATGTATGCGCTTCCTGGGCAGTTAATTGGTGCGGCGGGGACGGCGGTAGGAGGAAAAATAAAA